CCTAAAAAAGCAGGTGGTACCGAGACGCTTCACAAAACGAGCGGAGCGAATAAAGGGCCTAAGCCCCCAGGATCTTTCGGTGATGCGTTTAAGGCAGCACGAAAAGGAAAAGGTTCAGGTAAGACGTTTACGTTCAACGGCAAGTCGTACTCTACAAATACCAAAGCAGAAGGTATTGGTGTGCCCACAGCAAAATCAGCTGGTGTGCCGATGAAGCCCAAGAAGAAAACTGTTGCAAAGGGTAGCCCAGCGGGTACTGGTACAGTGTTACGTGAAGGTGGGAAGAAAGCAGTCCCCAAGGCTAAGCCCACTGTTAAGGTCGGCGGGAAGAAAAGCTTATTTAGTAAGTTAACACGGAAGTAGACACCTTAAGTCTATGTGGTATATTTGCAGGGTCTAATCTCCAGTTAGACATTTGGGGTTTCTGTGGGGCTGGGGTTATTAGTGTTCCCCAGTCTCACAGAATTTTATAATTTTTAGGGTTTAATCATGGCAGGACTATCGATGCTTCGGGTTGTGAGTAACCAAGACCTCGACCGTGAAGAAGAGGATAAACGTAGAGATATGGAGTTAGCCGAACGTCAAGCTACTCCATTACTACAAGGCCTTACTCATCATATGAAGACTGCGTTTGATGCCGCCAAAGAGGCGAAGCGTCCTATTGAAGAGCGCATGCTTACATCACTCCGCCAACGCAACGGCGAGTACGACCCCGATAAATTAGCAGACATACAAGAGTTTGGTGGGTCAGACATTTTTATGATGATCACGGAAACTAAGTGCAGGGCAGCGGAATCATGGATACGGGATATTCTCCTGGAAGAAGATGCTGGCCCTCCTTGGGATATAAGTAGCACACCCCTACCGGAATTACCCCCAGAAGTGGAGGGTGACATCAACGAACGTATTGCTGAGAAAGTAATGCAGATGATTCAGGATGAGGGTGAATCCCCATCCCAGCAAGCTATAAAAGAATTACGCCAAGTAGCCGTTGAGGAGATTCGGGCAGAGATGGTGCATGAAGCCATGAATCGCATCGAGGGAATGAAACTTAAGATTAAAGATCAGTTTGCACAAGGTGGTTGGGTAGAAGCCTTCGGTGAGTTCATTACAGATTTAGCAACATTCCCCTCGGCGTTTGTTAAGGGCCCCGTTGTACGTAGACAACGTATGCTTGAATGGGGGAAGGATGAAAATGGTAAGACCAAAGCTATAGCAGGGGAGCGGTTGGCACCAGAGTTTGAACGTGTCGACCCCTTTAGAATTTACCCCGAGCCGGGTATCTCCCGTCTTGATGATGGGTATTTATTTGAGCACCACAGATTATCACGTTCTGATTTGTCAGAACTTATAGGCGTACCCGCATACGATGAGGATGCTATTCGTGCAGTGCTAGATGATGGCGCTGCAGTAACGTGGTTCGTAGATGAGGGTGTTGAGCGCGAGAAAGAAGAACTCGAAGGTAACCATACCCCCTTCAGCAAGCCTGCCGATATGTACGATGCCCTAGAATTTTGGGGGAAAATCAGCGGTAAGATGCTAATAGAGTGGGGTATGACCACTAAGGAAGTTCCCGATGATGCAAAAGAATATGATGCGAACGTCTGGATTGTAGGTAACTATGTAATCAAGGCGGTGCTTAACTATGACCCACTTGGTAAAAAACCTTACACGAAGACATCATTTATAAAATCACCGGGTTCTTTCTGGGGTAAGAGTATCCCAGAGATGATCGCGGATATTCAATCAGTATGTAATGCAGCGGCTAGAGCGATTGTGAATAATATGGGTATAGCGTCGGGCCCACAAATTTCAGTTAACTTAGATCGTATACCGGCGAACGAAGATATTACCGATATGCATCCGTGGAAGATTTGGCAGACTGTCAATGACCCTATGGCCTCAAGTTCAAAAGCGATAGACTTCTTCCAACCTGACAGTAACGTAAGCGAACTCATGGGTATATATGATAAGTTCTCTGCCTTAGCTGATGACCATTCTGGTATTCCTGCGTACATACACGGGAACACAGATGTATCAGGTGCAGGGCGAACATCATCAGGACTGTCCATGTTAATGGGTGCAGCGGGTAAAGGCATACGACAAGTTGTGTCGCACATTGATGCCGATATTGTTAAGCCCACTGTGCAGAGACAGTTTGTATATAACATGAGATATGATGAAGATGAATCGATCAAGGGTGATGCAGAAGTGGTTGCTCGCGGCGCTACTTATCTCGCGGTTCGTGAAACAACCGATGCAAGACGTTTGGAATTCCTTACCGCTACAGCGAATGAAATTGATATGGAAATCATTGGCGTGGAGGGACGTGCAGAAATACTTGGACACGTTGCGAAAGGCCTTAAGATGCCACTTGGAAACATTGTCCCATCGCGTGAGAAACGCGGGGTTATGGGAAGACAAGCAGCTAAAGCGCAGGCTGAAGCTCCTGCTGAATTGGATCCTGCAGGTAATCCTGCTGGTGGCCAAGAAGGTAATCTCGTTAGTAACAAAGATACAGGACAAGCTTAATGGCTAAACCTAGACCAGATAAAGATGTGCTAGAAGATGCAGCAAAGGTTGCAAAGCATAATCTAAAGTTGGTAAGATTCCTCCGTGAGTGGAGAGACCGTGAACATACGGAACTTCCCTTACGGTTAGATAACGTGGCAGTAGGACAGGGGCGCTGTCAAGTTTTAGCGGAACTAGTAAAGTTCCTCGAAGAATCCCCTAATAACGTGGCAAAGTCATAATGACTCGCCTCTTAAAATACGCACACCAATAGGAGCGTTTTATGAGTACCAATCTACCAGAGCAAGTTCGCAAACAGTCAGCAGAGATCCAAGCTCTATATCAGAATTTAGAGATGGGCAAGGAAACTTCAACCGAGGTCCCTGCAAAAGTCGTACCCCCTAAAGAGGCTAAGGCTACCGAAACTGTTAGTGAGACTACTCCCCCTGCTGAGAAAGAGCGTGAGAAGGCAGGAACGTCTAGTAAGAAGAAAGAAGCTGATGACTTCGAACAGAAGTATAAAACATTGCAAGGTATGTATAACGTTGATGTACCAAAGCTAAGAGCGACAAACCAAGACCTCGAGCAGAGACTCCTAAAAATGGAGGGTTTACTTGCAGACCTTGGGGGTGCACCTGAAGCGGCGAAAGCACCAGCGGTTAGTACCGGCAGTCTTATAACTAAGGCCGACATGGAAGAATATGGCGACTCCTTAGATGTAATGCGACGGGTATCTCAGGAAGAGTTACAGCCACTATTTGCAAAGTTAAGTTCTATTGAGGCATCAATAAATAGCTTGAACACAGATGTGCGGCCAAAAGTGGACCAAGTGTTTTCAAGTCAGGTACAAACAAAAGAGGCTCAGTTTTGGGAGGCTATAGAAAGAGAAGTCCCAGACTGGAAAAAAATCAACGTTAACGATGATTTTGCAACTTGGCTGTTTAATTCTGATCCGATGACAGGTACAGTTAGGCAGGACATTCTGGATGCAGCACAGAAAAAAGGTGATGCTCAGAAAGTTATTTACATCTTCAAAGCTTGGATGGGGGAAACTGGTTATGATAGCGGTACTTCAGAAGCAGAAGTCGCTCATGCAGAAAGCGAAACAGAACTTGAGTCTCAAGTCGCACCGGGTAAAGGCCGGGGCGGTGGCCATGCAAGCAAGGGCACAAAGCCTAAGTTTACTAGAGCTGAGATAGGTTCCTTTTACAGCGATGTTGCAAAAGGTAAATTCAAGGGACGTGATGCGGAACGCATAAAAATTGAAGCCGACATCTTCGAAGCTCAGCAAGAAGGTCGGGTAACCTAGTTAGTTTATTTTATTTTAAGAGGGCATTATTATGTCATATCCAGTTGTTCCAGGCCGTCCTAATTATAGCGGCAACTTCATCCCTGAAATTTGGAGTGGTAAGTTAGTAGAAAATTTCTACGACGCTACCGTTCTTTCAGCTATATCTAATACGGTATACGAAGGGGAAATTAAATCTATGGGTGATACGGTTAATATCCGTACTACTCCGGAAATCTCTGTCCGTCCCTACACCAAGGGTCAGATTCTAACGGTTGAGAATCCCGACAAACCAAAAATCCAGTTGTTAATCGACAAGGGTGAGTACTTCTCTTGTATCGAAGACGACGTTGATCAGATTCAATCTGACATTAAATTGATGGACCAGTGGTCTAAAGACGCATCTGAGCGTATGAAGATTGCCATCGACCAACGTGTACTACCGTACATTGTTACCACAGTAGCGGCTAACAACCAAGGTGGCACAGCGGGTGCGCAAACAAACTCATTTGATTTGGGTACGTTTGGTAGTCCGGTGGTCCTTGATAAAGATGGAGCTACGAACGTATCAGTAACTGACTTCATCGTTGATTTGGGGTCTGTGTTGGACGAAGCTAACTGTCCTGAGAGTGACCGTTTCTTAGTTATCCCAGCGAAGATGGCTGGTCTGATTAAGAAGTCTGATTTGAAAGACGCATCTCTTGCGGGTGATGGTGTTTCAATCAAGCGTAATGGCCGTATCGGTATGATTGACCGCTTCGAGTTGTTCGTTAGCCATAACTTGTTTAATGACACTGCAGGCGCAGTAGGTGGTATCCACTTAATCGCTGGTCATAAAATGGGTATGACGTTTGCTTCTCAAATGACCGAGATGGAAACACTTCGAGCCCAGACTACGTTCGGCGACATCGTTCGTGGTTTGCAGGTATACGGTTATAAAACTGTTAAGCCTGAAGCGTTAGCAACCGCAATCGTTCAGTTTGCGTAATTGTTAATTTAACTTATTAGGTAAACAGGAGAAATAAATCATGCCTACATATAACGATGGTCTAGGGTATAACCTTAATACCCCAAACGCAGGTTATCCTGCACACACTAGCTTCCGTGAAGCGATTATGGAGGTTACGCTAGACGTAGCTAAGATCGTCGCTGCGAGAGCTGCAGCTAACTTAACGCCTTTGGCGGCTGGTGATGTACTTGAGGTGCTTGCACTTCCAGCACAGTGCGCAGTGTTAGCAGTTGGCTTAGCTGTGGAGGAGGTATCAACCGGTGCCCTTACTGTTGCAGTTGGAGATGGAATTGTCCCTGATGGGTTCATAGTTGCTTCTCCAGCTAATGCAGCTACAAGCTACAGTTCGATTACTGAAGCTGGTGCAGTCGAGCAGTACTATTATAAAGTTGCAGACACACTTGACGTAACTCTAGGAGCAATTGTTCCTGTAGATGGCGTCATCCGTGTTTGGGCTAAGGTAGTCGACGGAGCTGGCCAAGTTGGTGTAAGTTACGTACCAGGTGCTACACCTTCGTAGAACTGGTAACAACTCATAGAGTGGGGTCTTAGGACCCCCTCTTTTTTATAGTCTAAGGAGATTAACATGAAAGGCAAAACCCCCGAGTATGTACTGAGAGACAGAGACACAGGCCGTATATACGGCGTAAATGCAATTATGGAAGAGTTGCCACAAATGGAGAAGATACCATTTGCAGAGGCATACCCAGAAAAATGCATGCCCGAACATATTAAGAAACGAATAGTGCAGTCGCCACCTAAGAAGTCAGTGGAAGCACACCAGAAGAAAGTAGCAGACAAGAAGAAAGGTTTAGATTTAACAACACAGGACATTCCCGAGGATCCTGACGAAGTATCTGAGGACGACGATTTAGGTGACGAAATATCTAGGGCACTAGGCGAAGATGCGTCTAGGGGCTTGAGAGATTAAGTATGCAATTAGTTGAGGTAGTATCCGGGGTACGCACGTCTGTTCAGGATATGCGTACCCCGTATCGGTATAGTGATGAGATGCTTGTTGGTCTCATCAATCGTGCGCTCAGGCTCATGGCAGTTGTACGCCCCGACTTATTTGCTTACATGACAATCATTACGCCCACAGTGGGTGCCGCAGTACAAACAGCACCGGCAGACTCCGTACGTATTATGGAGGTCTTTAATGTTGCTGGTGGTGGAAGTATCACCGAAGTTAGTAGGGAGAGTATGGATGAGTCCTATCCTCCGTGGATGGGTGACCCAGTGGCGAGACCGAGAAATTGGATGCGTCATGTTAGAAATCCTAATCGGTACTTCCTTCACCCGCCACCGATTGTAGGTACTGACTTATTTGTTGAATACTCCAGACAACCAAGGTTGTACACGGAAGCAAATTTAAACGACGTGACACTACCACTACCTAACACGGGTACGATTGACGATCTTCAAGATGCGTATCTGCCTATTGTTATTGAGGGTGTGATATATTTAGCAGAGTCAATCGACAATGAGCATGTGAGTTCAGGTCGAGCACAAATGGCACAAACAACTTTCTTTGAATCGTTGAACGCTGGTCTTGAGTCTCGTGAGATTTCCGATGCTGAGGATGGGGCTTCAACTGGTAAGGTTATAACATAATGCCTACACGTAATTTTGATGAGGTTACTCAACGCCTAGCTACGAACGTACCGGGGTGCCCATTCCCTGTTATAGAAAAGTACGTACGTGATGCGGCTATAGAAGTTTGTGAGACTACGCTTGTATGGAAGTATGAGCAGCCGTCCATCAGACTTACTCCAGGATTACACGACTACGAATATGAGCCACCTAACAATGCGGAAGTGCATGCGTTCTTACATGTAACAATAGCTATTGCTGGGGATACTCCACTTCCGATTGACCCCCTAACACTTGAACAGCTGTATCAGAAATATCCAGCATGGCCTGACCATGACCCTGATGCACAGAGTCGCCCACAGAGTATTGCACACTTAGATGCAGACCATTTTGTTGTAGCTCCAGTCCCTGATAATGCAGATCTATATGATGTACGTATGTTGGTTGCACTTAAACCTTTGCGTACTGCAGTCGGGATGGATAGGACTACGTTGGATGAGATTGAGAACGCAGTAATGGACGGAGCGTTATCTTGTTTATACATGCTACCGGATAAAAACTGGACAGACAAAAGAGCAGCCGAGTACCACAAGTCACAATTTATTAACCGCATGTCAGAGCGTAGAGCACGGGCAAACCTAGGTGCTGGTAGAGCATCGATGACAGTTAAGATGCGCCCATTTGCGCGGCGCAGTGGGGGGGTCTATGGCAGACGTCATTAAACTAGTAGTTGGTGATGACCGACCCGAAGTTGTAATCACATTCACAGATGACGTTACTGGGCAGACGTACGATGTCTCCAGTTCAACGGTGTCTGTATTGTTTCGTTTGAAGGGCACTGAGATATTACTCTCTACAATCCCATGTACATTAGGTCCCGCAGCAAACCAAGCGCGGTTTGATTTTACCGGTGGTGAATTAGACGGTATCGAGCCGGGGCACTACGAGGGTGAGATACAGATTGATGAAGGTGCCGAGACTCAGCGCGTGTATGATGTAATTAATTTCCGTGTGAGACAGAACTTTCTGGTGCCATAGCCATGGCTAATATTAAGATTAGCGTTACGGCCACGCCAATACCTGCAGCCAGCCTAACAGTTGTTGAC